CCGCAGTAGCAACCGTGTATACGGTTCCCGTGCCTGTTGTAGAAAAACTTAAATATCTATCAGCCAAGGAACCAACTCCTCGCTGAAGATTCGTCTTTCACGTCTTGCTGGAAACCAAAATTAAGCTGCATAATAATTTGTTCCAATAATCGGATCAGCATATCAAATTGTGCCATATCATATTCTTGTGTTGCATTGGGTAGTCGTGTCGTTGAAATCTTAGCCATTATCTGCCTCCATCGGGTTGTACGTCTAAGCGTAGGGTTCCAAATCTCCAATTATCACTTAAAGCATCGCTTGTAATCTTTAAATTTGCCTGTCTTCCTCTGCCCCGTAAATTAAATTTTGTTGTGGTAGGGACAACTGTAGATGTTTTTACAATGGAAGTGCTTGATGCGGGATAAGTCTTGAATGTTAAGGCCATGTCCACGCTTCCCACCAAGTTCTTGAAATCAGGAATTCCTCTTCCAATGTGAAGAAGTCGCTGACCGTCTCCTATGTCAAAGTCACCAGATGTAATGAAAGCCGTGAGTGCTACACCGTCATCATCAGTTCCTGATTCCTGCTGATAGAAGGTCGATGCTCCAGCCGTTAAACCAAGAACAGTTGGCGTTGTTGCTGTTGCCGTTGTTGAATATTTCGTAGCATAAGGAAATTCATAGACGCCGTAGTCTTTCCAAGCTGTACGGGCTAATGAACCTGTTGACCAGACCTGTTCCAAATAGTTATAGGTGACATAACGATTAATTTGAGACTCTCCCGATGAAGTATAAAACCATGTCACTTCATTTTTTTCTGCGTTCAATCCACAATATGTCTCAGGCTGATTGGTAATGCTGAAATCATCAAAGACATAATCTTGCACGCTGCAAGGCATTTTTTTCACCGCACCATCAAACATATAGAAGGAATTCTGCGACATCCAAAAAGCTGTTCCGTTGACATCGACGGCACTGTGAACTGACACCGCACCGCAATTGGCGCCAATCTGATTTAAGGAGAAAACAAAAGGCTGTCCCACAAACTGCATCGCATGTAGGGATGTATCCGTCCAAACCAAGATCGCACCACGCGATCGTGTCGCTGCCATAATTTTTGACCCATCCTGAATACGAAAAGATCCCGATGTATTAATGACAGTTGGTGTCCAATCGGTATAATCTTCCTGAGAAGACCACCGTAAAAATAAAGGATCATTTGTTGCCGAACTTCCAATGGTTGTTTCTGTTCCGAATAAAAAGACGTGTCTGTCTATCGGTGATACCAAGACAAATCGTGATGATGTTGGGGCTTGAGAAATAACGGCGGCGCGTGTCCCTGTTCCAACCGATGTGTCCCACCGATATGTTCCGCCTTCACTTACTGTTGCCAATAAATCCTCACCAAAATTATCAAATGACCATTCCCGTGCATTAATTGTAACGGTTGATGTTGACCGAGGCGTGTTCCATGTTCCCACATCCCATGCTCCCGTTCCCCATCCATATCCGTAAGCCGAGGCTTCAAGCCCTACGTTAATTTGGTAGTTGGCTGTTCCCGCTCCGCCTCCACCTGATGTGGAACCAGATGCCGTACCCGTATGAGTCACGGTATAGGCATTGCTGCTTGTAACCGAAATAACTTCAAATTCCGCATTCATGTCGAGTCCGTCAATAGCTGTAAAACTCGCAAAGATGACAAAGTCACCCACCAAGGCACCATGCGCCGTGTCTGCCACCGATACCGTTGTTGTTGCGTTTGTTGTAAAAGGATTGGTTAAAGAGACGGGAGATCCTGAGCGTAAAGGCGTAATATCATACGCCGCTCCTTCACTGTAGACATATAATTTTCTGTCTGTTCCGAGGCCCATGTACCGTATGCCATCCAAATCCGTCCATGCATGCAAGTCCCGTACAACGCCCACTAAAGTAGAAGAAATAAGCTTGATCCACCCCCCAATCTTTTCTGGAAGACCATATCGGAAACGCACCATATCGGAATCCGTCCAACGCCCCTCGGCGCCGTATTCGGTATCCTGCTTGTCGATCCCTGGTTGAAATTGAATTTTAGTAAGTGGCATTAGACGATCCTCATAACCACCAGGAGCACCTTGCTCGGTTCCACCACCACCGCCTCCAGAGCCACGGCTTCCCGCACCTCCGACTTGTCCTGATTCATAAGGGCCACCATTTCCTGCCGCGCCAGCCGTTCCACCCGACACATTTCCTGAATAGGAAGATGCACCAGCCGTTGCCGCCGCATTACAGTTATCACCACCACAGTTTCCGTTTCCTGTTCCCGCCGCACCACTTCCATTTTGATTGAATGACCCAACGGGTCCAGATGTAAATGTGGTTATATTAAGACTGTCTGTTGTCGTTCCTGTGGTTTTAACAGTGCCCCCAATAGTCGCTGATCCTGCCGATCCTGCCGTGTTAGAACGAAGTGGTCCTCCAACACTACCTCCTGAGCAAGAAGCCCCAGAGCCTCCTGTCAGTGAAAATAAAGATCCACTTGTTGATCCTGAAATAGATGTTGTTGTTCCTGTTCCTGCGGTCGCACTATAAGAGACAGCCCCCGCCGATCCTGCCGATCCTGCCGTAATTGTCAATGTTTCACCACCCGTGACCGTCCAAACTTTGTCCGATACATAAGCGCCTGATCCACCGCTTGATCCTGTTGATTCACCGCCCGCCTTGTCATAGTCAGCACCACCCATACCACCACCTCCAGCGCCAACGGCGTACTCCACATGGAGCGCGTTTGCCTGGTCAGGAACGGCTACCGATCCTGTTGAGGATGAATAAGATGATGTTGTATAAAGTGTAAAGAATTCACGCCATGATCCGCCGTCCTTGACATATCCATTGAGAATAGTTTTATTGGTAAAGGAAGTTGCATCCCTTACATAAAGATCAGGGATCTCGCGCCATACTCCACTGTCTTTAACATAAACAGGCATGATATCTCCTTAAGAATATTTGTACCAAATATCGCCATCTGATCCGCCACTAGGTGCTGCCGTATTCACGGTTCGTGCGCCATTGCCGTTTGTTCCCAAATCAGCCGACACGAACGCCTGAACATCAGTGCCAATTACGAGCCCAAGATTGGTTCTCGCAGTAGGATCATCCGCTAGATCACTAAGATCATTTGCGGTAAGCGCCACGCCTGTAAGACCTGTTCCCGAGAAAGCATATTTTTTAGATGCGTAAGTTGCCATATTATTTCTCCGTTAGTTTCCAGCCATAAGTAGATCCTGAATAGACTAAACTAAAGGCTGCACCCTCGGTCAACACCGTCATATCGGCACTGTCTCCGTCTATTTTTTCACTGTTACGACCAATCGTTAAAGTGTTGCTGTCAAAAGTATTTGCCAAGTCAATAAAGCGAACCTCGTCCCCCGCCGTTGGGGAAAGTGGAAGAGTAATTGTAAATGCTCCCCCTGTTGTATTGGCAAATATTTTATCGCCTGGAAAGGCTGTATAGGTTGTTGTTTTGGTAACCCACGCCCCTCCCGTAGTCTGTAATTCGTACCATGATGTGCCGTCTGTCGCAAGAAAAACGCTTTTTGTCGGGTTAATGACAAACGTACTTCCCGCTCCCCCCAGTCTCGCCGTAATTTTATAGGATGCGTGGGCATTGCGCAGAAAATACATTTTTTCCGTTGCGGGAAACTGAATAATGAAATCGGATCCCTGAGCCGAGAACACAATAGCCGCTTGTCGCGCCTCGTTGTCTGCCGCGGTCTGCGGTCCGTTGTTGTTGGTCAGCGTATAGGGACTTGAGGCTGCCGAGAGGTTCCTGGAATAGACGCCGCAAATGGCGTTCTCAAACACTTGTGAAAAATTGTCATTGGTCTTGTCACCCCATGCGTTCGAGAGTTCTCCCGATCCTATGAGCTCTATTTTTAACCGTGTTGAATATGTTGACATTCCTTGATCCTATGCTGCTTCTTGCCACGTCATTGTAGCACTATCGTCAACTTCTGTCCACACGGATGTTTCCGAGTCATCGACTTCCGTCCATGCGTATGTAGCAGTCGTTCCCTGGGAAAGAGTCATCAGGTTAGTGGCTGGCGTAGCGATTGCGGATTGAAGAACAATCACGTTGCCAAGGGCGGATGATATGAGGTTGGTTGTCGGAATGATTGTTGCGTTCGTTCCCGCCACCGCCGTTCCCGTCGCCGATGTCATCACGTTGGTGGAAAGGGTGACAGTTGCCGTTCCCACGACGCTTTCCTCTCCCTGCGTCAAGAGCATGTCCAGTCCGTCAGGTTGGGCGACCGTTCCCGCCACCGCCGTTCCCTGGGAAAGAGTCATCAGGTTAGTGGAGGCAGTTACGCTGGCGTCCACGGCAACAGTGGCGTCGTCCACCGTCATTGTCATCGCATTTTCAGCGCCCGCCGTAATTCCTACGTCCGTTCCCGTCACCGCGGCGTAGACACCCATATAGGTTGTTATAAGATTGGTTGAAAGAGTGACCGTCGGGTTTGCCACCGCAACGGCTGTCGCCGTTCCCGTGCTGGTTGTAAGTGTGCTTAATGCTGTAAGGACGACCGTGGCGTCATTGGGCGCCGACGCAAAAGGTGCCTCCGCAAATGATGTGATGCCGAGAGGCATTTAAGCCTCCGATCAGTTTTATCTCAGCACGCTTGGCGTCTATCGCCGCCTTGTCATCCGTGTCATATAAAGCGACAACTAAATCGTGTACTGTAGGGTATTCTTCTATTCTTTTTCTTGCATAATCCTGTACATCATATTCAGCTTGAAGTTCGGCTTGTTTCGCTAAAATATCTGCTTTAGCTATTGGTGTTGTATCATCATCCCACCAAATTCTATCTATATCATTTTCTGAAACTGTAAAATTGGCAGACGAATTTAGAGAGTTAATTGCTTTAACAATTCTTATTTCATTAGCCATTATGACAGTACCTCCATTAAGATTAAATCAGATTTCATACCCTGACCATTAAATTGAACATAATCACCTGAAGCAGTAGTTTTCGCTTGTGGTTTATAAGTAATTGCACTTGTGGTTGAAGGTGAGTCTAATTTCTGCCAAGTATATCTTGTACCAAATTGACCATTAGTTATAGCTCCATAACCAGAAAAAACTTCGTGACTATAAGATGAAGAAAATAAATTTGAAGTTGCTCCACCACTTATTGCTCTCTCCAGGCTGATACCATATCCTCTACGACCATTTTGAGAATTAAAAGAAGCTAACCATCCCCATATAACTAAAATTTTTGAAGATGTCGCACTTGGAGTTATTGTTCCCTCTAAATTCGTATCAGCAAATGAAGAGTCACTATCAACATCAATTTCTCCACTACTTTCTGCGTGAATTACTTGTCCGATTTTTCCACCACCTGCTGCTGCCCAAGTATTATCTCCAGCTAGGAAAACTGAACTGGATGCCGTTCCTGTTCCAAGTCTTGCCGTTGGGACAGTTCCTGATCCCAGATTTGTTGCGTTCAAAGCTGTGAAATTAATGCCACTTGATGCAGGCATAGTTGCTGGAGGTGTCAGAGTGGAAGCACTGATGTCCAGTGTTGCTCCACTCGGTATTGAAATCGTATCACCTGACGTGCCAATCTCCAGAGCCGTTCCGCTTTGGGGATCTAGTTTATCTACTTTTAATACTGATGCCATATTTTAACTCTTTGGGTTGTTTGTTTTAATTGTTTGCAGTCTTGCTTTCCACGCATCCATGTCGTGGTAAATTTCATCGAGCTGGTCGTTCCAGCTTCCGTATGCCGTTC